AAGGAATTCTGCGAAAGTTTGTGACATGATAATAATAGTGTCGTTTACAAAATGGGACTTACACTCAATGATTGTTGCAACTCCTAACCAAAAATGGATGTATGTTGCCCATTGGATGCCCTAAATGGTGTGGTAGTTTCCTATCGCCTCCTAGTCTGAAACCACCAAAGGGACTAGCAGCAGTTGAGAGGTGCGACTTCAAAACCGCAATTGGTACAAGAGGTTCGCATTAAAGGCGTGTTCTACATAACTTAATTGAAGGTCTCCGCCACCCTTGCCTTGCGTCATATCTCTCAACATGGCTAATATAACAGTTTTGAGGGGATCTGCCAACCCCATGTGTGACAGTT